GCAATAATCAAAGAAATAGCCCAGGATGGGTGTGCAAGCCTTTGCTTGCTGATTACATTGCCTATTATGTCAAAGGACTTGGCTTAATATATATGCTGCCAGTAGGGCCTCTTCAGATAGTTTGGGAAAAGCACAAAGACGTGTGGTTGCAGAGAGAAGATCAGCTTATATCGGCACAAAATAAAGGCTACAAAACGCTTAGTTTTGCAATTGAGCCAAGCGAACTTTTCGGAGCCATTTTTAACAACTTCACAATCCAAGTGAATGGAGTGAAACCTCTTGAAAACTAATAAGGAACCAATGACCGAAAAAAACCTAATCGTGCAAGTGGCACAACAGTGCCAGGTAAAACCGGAAGAGCTGCAAGAAGTCTTGTCCAAGACGGTTTTGCCAACAGGCACAAAGCCAGAGCATTTAATGGCATTTCTTGCAGTTGCCAAACAACACAACCTGAATCCATTGACGCGAGAGATTTACGCCTTTCCGGCAAAATCCGGTGGCATCAGCGTGGTGATGAGTGTCGATGGCTGGAACAAGATCATGAATCAGCATCCGCAGTTTGACGGAATCGAATTCAATCATGCAACAGACGAAAAAGGCCAAGTGGTCAGCGTCACCGCAACGATTTACCGCAAAGACCGTCAGCGACCAACCGTGGTGACTGAGTTTTTGAGCGAGTGCAACACAGGAAGCCAACCTTGGAAACAATACCCCAGCCGAATGCTTCGCCATGCTGCCATGAAACAGGCCATTCGACTAGCCTTTGGTCTATCGGGCATTACTCCAGAACCGGACGCACAGGAAGAAGAACCACCAGCACCAAAAGTCATCAATCCTGAAGGCTCACAAGCCTTCTTTCTGCTGAAAGAGCAATTTGAATCATGTCAGTCTCAGGAAGCACTTGAAGAGGCAAACAGCCTAGCGAATGCCTACGCCAAACGAGGTGACTTGAAAAAAGGCGAGGTTGACCGATTGAAGCTGATACAGAAGCAAGTAGAGCAGGAAATTGCTCAGACGATGGCAACCGCAACTGAAGCCGCTTAAAGGTAATCATGGCTGGCAATCACTACGTTGTTCTAAATTACAAACTGCTCAAGGCTTGTCCAGACCCAGCAATTGCGGTTGTACTGGCAGAACTTGCGAAGTGGGATGAGTTTTACCGCAAAGACCACGCGAACCGTTTGGAGTGGTTGCCTGTCGAATTTCACAACCAACCTGGCTGGTTTTACAAGACTGAAGACGAATGGGAAGAAATCGGAATTACGGCAAGAGTGCTACGCAGAGCAAAGGCTTTTTTGAAGGAAAAAGGCATTCTTTCAGAGCAAATGAAAGGTTCACCTCCAAAGCTATGGTTTCGGCTGAATTCAGAAGCCTTGGAAGCCTTTCTTGCCCAACCATTACAATCGGTAAGGGTTACGAATCGTAAGGGTTACGAATCGTCACCTCCAAGGGTTACGAATCGTAAGGGTTCTAATAATAAGGAATCATTAAAAACAATCACTATAGACAATCCCCCTATATCCCCCCCAAAAGAATCACCGTCTGATTTCAAGATTTGGTGGAAGAGTTGGCTGGCTGCAATCAAGACCTTGCCCACTGAGAAACCAGCCGCTTCTGGCACACCGGACAAAGCCGAGCGCAACTTCAATGCGGTTCGCAAAAAGTTCAACTTGGAGGAAATTCAGAAATCGACTGAGAACTATCTCGAAGAATGCCGATTGGACAGGTTCGGAACAAACCATTGCAGACCCAATCAACATGCCGCAACTTTTCTGAAAATTTCAAACATTGAGCATTATCTGGCTTGGGAAGCACCAAGCCGAGCCTCACCAAGCAACCAGCCTGACGAATGGGATTTGATTCAACAGCAACTTACGCAAGGAGAAAGCCAATGCAGTCAGTCGAGCTATTACGCAAACTGAGCGCAATCTACAAAACCAAGCCAAGCCAAGAACTTGCTCAAGCTTGGCAGATTGGTCTGGATGATCTGAGTGAAGAGCAAATCGAAGAAGGTTTCAACCGGATGGTCAAAGAGTTCAAGAGTGACTTCTTGCCAGCGGTTGCCGTTTTTCGCAGTTACGCACAACGCAACACCAGCAACCGAACCCAAGCTTGTAAGACACCTGACGAGTGGCTTATCAAGGAAGCAGAACTCAAAGCGACAGGCAAACGCTTGGACCCAGTAGGCGCACAAAAATATTTTCAAGTGATTGGTCGCGCACCTTTTGGTTTCTGGCTGGATTCAGACTCAATCGTTCGCTGGACAACCAAAGACGAGACACCTGTGAAAGTGGACAAGCCGAGCAAAACCGATTCACCAAGCCAATATTTTGCGAAGTTAGTCAAAACGGTTGCTGCTTGATTACTTTTCAGATTCGACCAGTACCCAAGCCAAGGCAGAGCATACGGGATAAGTGGTCGCCTTCAAAGTCAACGCTCAGATATAGACTTTTCGCTGATGAGCTTCGTTATCAAGCAATGGACAAAAAGTTTGAGTTGCCGGATTCCTTTGCCGTTGAGTTCGTAATTCCCATGCCAAAGTCCTGGTCCACTCGCCAGAAGTCACTGATGAACGGAAAACCTCATAAGCAAACACCGGATTTGTCCAACCTCTTGAAATCACTCGAAGACGCACTGAGAAAAGAAGACAAAGAGATTTGGGACGTTCACGCCTCAAAACGATGGGGAACCGAAGGACAAATACGGATTTATTCACAGAATGACAAAGACTTTGATTGGGCAGATTTATGATTCTTTCACACCAAACTTTAAATGGACTCAAAGAGTTGGGGCATTTGCCAAGATTCGCCCAGGTTGGGCCATGCTCTGTGGATTTACACTTGGGCAACACCTTCGCTCAGTTGGGCATAAAACAAAAATTTCTCTTTCTGGATTCAGAATCCGTTTACCAAACGACACAAACCGAAGATTTTTTACTGGAACCTTCGAAGTTTGTTCTGGCAAGCACTCAGGAAAAAATCAGCGTGCCGAATCACTTAGCGGCTTTTGTGGCTGGCAGAAGTTCAGTCGGAAGGCTTGGCTTACAGATTCAAAATGCCGGATTCGTAGACTCTGGATTTCAAGGACAGATCACTCTTGAACTGTACAACCAATCAGAAAAGCCAATCCTGTTGAAAGCAGGCGTTCGCATTTGCCAAATTGTCTTTTTTCAACTCGACGAACCAACCGCTCAACCGTACCAAGGAAAGTATCAACAACAGGAAGGCGCAACAGGAAGCCGATTGTACAAGGATTTTGAGGCGTGACGATTGGCAATCTTTGTCTTTCTAAACTACTGAGGGAAAGACACAGCGAGTGCTGGCAATCCACGCGAAGCAGGTTTGCTCAATCAAAAGCAATAAAGGCGATTAACGGACGCTCGCCTGACGCTGCGCCTCAATGAATGAAAAGATTTTCGACGAAGTGGAACGGTTACGTTTTTACGATCCAGACTTGTACGTCTGGTTTGAAGAGCGAGCCGCAATCATGGAATTCGATGGTGGACTAACCAGAGAGGAAGCCGAACGTGAAGCTTTACACCTTGCTCGAAAGAAGAAAGCCTCTGAGCGAACGCTTAGAAGAGAGGCTTGAGAAGCTAAAACAAAAACCGTCCATGCGTTTTTGCGAATCTTGCCAAACGCATAAACCCAACACCAAGGTTTTCTTCAATGATTTCAAAGCTTGTAAACTTTGCCAAAGGATAAGCCATGCCGCTAAAAGGAGACACGGGCTTAAAGATTCCGCGCCAGTATCTGCGCTCAGTCGCTAAGAAAATGCCGGATGCTGTAGGCAAGGCAGTCAGAGATACACTCTTCGATGTACGTTTTGCCTTGTACGAAGAAATGCAAGACGTCTTTGATCGTCCAACACCTTTCATCGTGCCGAAGAACAAAAAGAAGCCAGGACGCAGAGGCTCACTCTTTGTCGAGTATGACATCAAAAAGCAATCGGGCAGAGTCTACGCGAAAGACCTCAAAGGCGTGGTTGGTAGCACCTTAACAGGTGAGGAAATTTTACTGCCACACATCACAGGTGAAGACCGAGCATTTAAACGCTTTGAGAAGTCTTTGTACCGTGAAGGCTTAATGCCAAAAGGTTATTACGGAATTCCAGCAGAAGGCATTCCGCTTGACCAGTATGGGAATCTGAAGAGAGGCATGATTACGCAAATGCTGAGTTATCTGAAAGCAAATGCGGACGCAGCACAGAATACAACCGAGGAATCCGGCAGAAAGAAGAAGTGGCGTTATTTCGTTGTGCGAGATAGAGCCAAGAATATGTATGGGATCAAGAGGCGTACCGGATACAAGGAAGCGACTCGCGACGAGTGGGTAATCATCTACGTTCGAAAGTCAAAATATGAAGCTGGACGTCTCGACTTTGATTTTGTTGGCGAACTCGCGATTAAACGCCACTGGCCTAGAAATTTTGCCTACTGGCGCAAACAGATTATGGATCAAAGACAGAGGAAGGTGGCGGCCTGATGGACATTGTTTGTATTCTTTTCAACGGCAAAGAAAAGCACCTGCCGAGCTATAGCGCAAACGCTGGCTACTCTTCCGAATGGGTGGACAAGTTGGCGCGAGCGATCAAGCGCAATACCACAAAAAGCCACAAGTTGATTTGCCTGACGGACAGAGAATACACCTTCAACGAAACCGTCACGCAAGTTTCGCTCGACTGTCAGGACTTGGGTTGGGCTTGTGTCATGGAAGCCTTCAGGCCAGGACTAGGCAAAGGCCGGAGGTTTATCATTGGGTTGGATACGCTCATCACCGCAAACATTGACGAGCTTCTGAACTGGCGAGGTGAATGTGGGCTACTGACAGACCCATTCGAGCCTCACACCATCTGTAACGGTATCGGCTTATTCTCAGCCGCTGAAGTCAAACGAATCTGGAATCTTTGGCAACACCGAGCAGAAAGTGGAATCAATTATCAATATAAGAACCTACCAAGTGAAATGGCTTTTCTTCGTGCGGTTTGCTTGAACGCCACAAGGCTCGACCAAGCCTTTGAGCATCAGATTCAATCTTACAAAGTTCACTGGACACACCAGCCGGAGCATAGAAGCAAGGCGCGAATCGTTTACTTTCACGGCAATCCAAAACCACCAAACATCGAACCTGAATTGATGGCGCACTGGCTATGAACATTCATTCAACTGTTCACGTTGAAGGTGACGTTACCTTTGGCAAAGACGTCCAGATTGGGCCGAATGTCTGTCTCTATGGGCCACTCGACATAGGCGCAAACTGCGAAATCTATCCTGGCGCAGTCATTGGTTCTGACCCACAACACCGCAGCAGACGCAAGCTGATGGGCGTCAAGATCGGCAAAGGCTCAGTGATTCGTGAATACGTCACGGTTCACGCTGGAATACAACGCCAAACCGTAGTCGGAGAGTTCGCTTACTTGATGGCAGGCAGTCACGTTGCTCATGATTGTTTCTTAGAAGAGAACGTCACGCTCGCCAACTCTGCTTTGCTGGCTGGACATTGCCACGTCATGCGGAACGCCAATTTAGGGTTAAACGTCAGCGTTCACCAATACAGCGTCATTGGCTCATACACAATGCTTGGCATGGGTACGGTAGTCCATAGCCGCTCAAGGATTGAGCCTGGGGTTGTCTACATTGGCAATCCAAGCAAACCGCTCAGAATGAATCACCTTTCGATGAACCGCAGCCATGTCGAGCTTCACGAACTCGAAGACGAGCGGAAACGCTTTGAAACCTTGCGAAAGCAGATGAGGTAATGGCGGACATTTATGACGAGGAGTATGTCAACCGGAAGCTTGCAGAAGTAATTCACTGCAAGACTTGTGGACAGTTGATGACACCTGAACTTCAAAATTGGCGATGGTATCGCTTAAAAAATGGCGACAGGGTTTGGAGACAATATTCCTCACGTTGCAAAACCTGTTTAGCGAAGAAAAGTTCAGAACGGTATCATGGTGAAAAACAAAAACTAAAAAGAGAGCAAGCCGCAGCAAAGAGGAATGAGCAAAGACGAAAACAAGCAGAAGAGAGGATTGAAAGGCAAAAGAAAGAGTCATTCATCTGCAAGACTTGTGGAGAATTGACGCCACCAGAACTCCACCAATGGAGCAAAGTGAATTCTTGCAATGGAGAGAAGCGATGGAAGAGAAGAGCACACTGCAAGCCATGCCTGAGTCAAAAGTCTGCTGAGAAACAATTTAAAAAGCGCAATGCTTCACAAGAAGCCAGAGAGCAATTCAACGCTCGAAGCAGAGAATACAAGAAAAAATATTATGCAAGTCCAGCCAACAGATTAAAAAGAAACCTCAGAGAAAAAGACTCCGGTTATTTCAAAGCGTTTTGTTATTACGTTTATAAAACCTTTAAGCCGTTGGGATTATCTGACCCAAAAGAAGATTTAGTCTCAATGTTGAAGAAAGAAATCCAAAGAAGAATCAAAGATGAATCAACGCCAGAGATTGAGATTGCAGCATTCTATGCAGCTCAAGGAAAGCCTTGGGCAAATCCTAGAATATCTCCAGCAGAAGCCTTCAGGATTCGATACAAAATCGACAAAAGCTTTCGAGACAAAGAAAAAGTCAGAAGCAAAATCAGAAAAGAACTAGAAGGCAGAGGCGACAAAGCAAAGGTTGGTGTTCTTAGGCGA